AAATGATAAGATTGCTTATAGTTTTTATAAGAAACAAGATTATGAACCATTCGCAATTCCATTCGGATATCCTGTTCTTGAAGATATCAATGCGAAGATGGAAATGAAAAAAATGGATCAAGCTATCATGAGAACTGTAGAAAATGTTATTCTCATGATCACAATGGGCACAGAGCCAGATAAAGGTGGCATTAATCACTACAATGTAAAAACAATGCAAAAACTTTTCCAAAACGAATCTGTTGGCAGAGTTTTAGTTTCAGATTATACAACAAAAGCAGATTTCATTATACCAGATCTAAATAAAGTAGTAGGACCTCAAAAATACGAAGTTATTAACAAAGATATTAAAGAGGGATTACAAAACATTATCTTAAACGAAGATAAATATAGTGGTGCACAAATCAAAGCTAGAGTATTTTTAGACAGATTAAAAGAAGCTAGAGAAGCTTTTATTAATGATTTTTTACAGCCAGAAATTAGAAGAATTGCAAAAGATTTAGGATTTAGAACTTATCCAACAGCTAAATTCCAAGATGTTGATTTAAGAGATGAGGTTGAGCTTATGAGAGTTACAACAAGGCTAATGGAATTAGGTATTGTTACTGCAGAACAAGGTATGGATATCATCAAAACTGGAAGATTCCCCAACTCTGAAGAACTTGATACAGCTCAAGAAAAATACAAGCAACAAAGAAAAGATGGCTATTTTAACCCGATTGTAGGCGGTATACCAATGATTGAAGACGAGGGACCAAGTGAAAGAGCAGATACACAAAAGGTTCCAGGACAGCCAGGCAGACCTCCAGAAAAGGATCTTTTTTCTAGATCAAATATACAAGAAACTTTCTATGCGACAGAGGAGTTAATATCATTTGCATCCGCAAAAATGAAAGAGAAATTAGATAAAAAACGACTCAATAAAACACAAAAAGAAATGTTAACGAGATTGTGTGAATCTGTCGTATGTTCTACTGAAAAAGAAAATTGGGAAACACAGGTCATTTCTTGTGTAAATGACTATAATAATATTGAAAAATTAAACTCTTTAGAGGGAGTTTTAGAAATTTCCGCAGAGCATAATTTAGAAATATATCCATCAGCAATTTTATATCACTCAAATGAAAGAAATTAAAAATCCATTAAAAGCAAATATTGATCGTTCGAACGGCAATATTGAAATATCGATCGCTAAAACATATAGCGAATCTGAAGAGCCTGTGTACAAAAAATTCATGGGAATGTGTGCAATGAACGATTCATATGCCGTTGAAACAGGTGATATGGATGATGACCAAACTGTTAAAGCTTGCGGAAGCCTTTATCAAAAACAAATGAAAAAGCTTATCGCTCAAGTTGAGGCCAATCTTTATGCAAAACCTGCAAAACCAATGTTGGCTGGTTTAACAGAAAAACAAAAGAAAAATTTACCTCCTGCGTTACAAAAAGCTATTTTAAAGAAAGTTAAAGATGAGGGTAAAATCTCTGAAGAAGCAGAAGCTGCTTATAGCAAACTGCTTTCAAAAGACGATCAAAAGAAAGAAGAAGTTGGTCCAGAAGGTGAAATGAAAAAAGTAGATAATCCCAAAGAACCAAAAGTTTCTAAAGCTGCACAAGAATTACCAGAAGACGCTAAAAAAAAACTAGCTGAAATAGCATCAGAATTAGATAGTGGAGTGAAAGCTCACGCAAGTCAAGCAAAACGTATCAGAGATATGTTATAATAATGTCTGATTATAAATACAGCACAACTTTTGATTTTGAAGTGAAGGCCTGCAGAGAAATTGCAGGCATAGACATTTCTAAAGCAAACATTGAAAATTTAAAACCTTTAATTCCAACAAATGTGGATTTAGAGAAAAATATAGATTTATTCGGTGTAGCATTTAACGCTGCTGTAGTTAACGAGTTTAACAAAAATGGAGATGGAATTAGTACTGATACGGCTATTGATTCAGTACAACAATTCATCCACAAACCTACAAACATTGAACACGATAAAAAGAAGGTTGTGGGACATATTGTAAATGCTGGATTTAGCGATTACTCTGATAGTTCCTTGATGGTTAACGTTGATACCAACGAAACCAAACCTTTTAATATTGCTTTAGGAGCTGTTGTATATAAAACCGTAGATAAGAGTTTTGCACAACTCATAGAAAATAGCACAAATCCAGAGCATGATCTTTATGGTAAAGTATCAGCTAGTTGGGAAGTGGGATTTACTGATTATAAAATAGCCGTAGGTAGTAAGAATTTAAGCGAAGCAACAATCATATCAGATCCAGAAAAGATCAATGAAATGAAAGGTATGCTTAAGGGATTTGGTGGCAAAGGAGTCAATGACGAAGGCAAACCAGTCTATCGATTAATTGTTGGTAATGTGTATCCTTTAGGTATTGGATTTACATTAAAACCAGCTGCAAATGTAAAGGGCGTAGTATCCGATAAGTTCGAAAAAAACACTGTAGAAATAAAATCCGAAAAAGAGAACGTAGCCCGCTTACAAAAAGTTAGTGACAAAATTTCACAAAAATTAAAAAAAACTGTAAACAATAATACTATTATGGACCTAGAAACCTTATTATCACAAATTAAATCGTCTCTTGATGAAAAATCTTTTTCAAAAGAGGCTATTGCAGGCATGACTTCTCAATTTGCAGAAGCCATTAAGCAGAAGGATGAGGAATATAAGGCTTCTTTAGAGGCGGCAGAAAACGAAAAAGCGGAAATCGCGAAAGCGAATGACGAACTTAAAGCTTCTGTAGAGTCAATTAAAGAAGAACTTAAGATTGCTCAAGAACGCATTTCGGAATTTGAAGCCGTAAAAGCATCAGAGGAAGCTGAAGCACGTTTCAATGCACGTATGGAAGAGTTGGATTCTACATATGACCTTGAAGAAGCAGACGCTTCTTTCATTGCTCAAAAACTAAAAGGTCTTGACGATTCAGAAGAAGCATTCGCATCTTTGAAGTCAGAACTTGAAGTATTTTGGTCAAGTAAAAATAAGGAAGCAAAAGCTCAACAAGAAGAAGCTTTAGCTGCTCGCATTGAAGAAGAAGTTCAAAAACGTTTAGAAAAATCAGAAGCTTCAGAAGAAGTTGTTGAAGAAGTTAACGTTGAAGAAGCTCTTTCAGAAGCAGAGCAAACAGATGCTGAAATTCCAAACAACAACGAAGTACAAGCTTCCGAAAAGGAAAGCTTCCGCGACAAATTCGCTAAAGCGTTTTCTCGCGACAACATTTTATCATAAAAATTTAAACTTATAATTTAATTATGTCATTAAGATTATTACCATTCAGACAATACAATGAGCATGATGTTATCAACATTTTTGCTCTACAGCCTGAACTAGCATTAACAGATACTACATCTTCAAATGCTGGTGACGGTGACAACGGTGTTTTTGTCAAGGTGTCTTCAGGGAACTTTAATTTAGATACTATCGACTATGGTAGTAACTCATATCTAGGTGATACAAGTGCCCCTCACATTGGCTCTGACATGTACCCAATTAATCCATTGACAGTCACACCAGCTGGTGGAACATCAGTAAAAACTCTACAGGATTCTCCTTTAGGAATTACTCTGAACCAAACAGCTAAAGCTGACGAAAATGGAGAAAAATTGTTATATAACCCAACAAAACGTGAAGAGCTTCAAGCTGTTCTCCCAGGACAAAGTGTTCCAGTTGCTACAAAAGGTATCTTTACCTTATCATCAGATGGATTTGATGGAGCAGCACACTCTGTTTATGCGGTAGGAACAGGTGTTAAACTTTCACCTTTCAACGCAGGAAAAATAACAGGATGCGTACCTAGCGACACTGGCTCGCAAGTAATCGGTAAAGTTATTGCTACTGGAAATCGTTCATCTTTCGGAGGACTAACTGATCAATTTGATGGTGGGTTCTTGGTTATTAAGATCGACTTAACATAAGGAAAGGAAAATATATAATATGAAAATTACCTTAAAAAACACTCCAGAACAAGTTGAGCTTATTAAAGCTATGGCTTCTCGCAACAAAGCTGTTGCATACGAAGCGCAAACAGCTTTAGCAGAATTCATCGGACCAGTCCTTGCAGAGGTTATCAATCAAGCACCTGCTTTATCTAACCTTTTCACAACTGTACAATACAGTGCAGATGACAATCCTTCAATTCCGCTAGATCTTTATTTTGATGTATCTGACGAAGACTACGTACAAGTGTTCTCACAAACACGCGCTGGTGGTCTTCCAACTTCAGAGGTTCTTCCTACAGCTTCAGAGTTAAAGATTGCTACATATTCCCTTGATTCAGCAGTTAGCTTCGATCGTCGCTATGCAGCTAAATCACGCATGGATGTTGTTGCAAAAACAATGACTCGTGTTGCTCAAGAAATCCTTATGAAGCAGAACACAATTTCAGCTAACGTTATCATGAAAGCTATCGGTGGTTCAACAAACGGATCTACTGTTACTAACAGCAAAAACCACGTTTTCGAATGTGCTGTTAACAACCGCTTCCTTTTAGCTGACCTTAACTCTATGATCACTCGTTCAAAGAGAATCATCACATCATCACGTGGTGGTACTCCAGACGCTCGCAGTGGTAAGGGTGTAACAGATATCATCTGTTCTCCAGAGGTCGTTGAAGAACTACGCGCTGTAGCATACAACCCTATCAACACAGTTGGTGTTGGTACTGCTGCTGACGGTGTTCCAACTGCAAATGACATTGCTATGCAAGCTTATAATGCAGCTGGTGCTCCAGAGTTCTACGGCATCAACGTAATCGAGCTTAATGAGTTCGGTGTTGGTGAGCGTTTCAACACATTATTCGATGACAATAGTTCAGGTACACTTAAAAAAGCAGACGGTACATCCGGTACTAACGCTTTCGCTGGTGGCACAGACGAATTGGTTCTTGGAATCGATCGCTCTCGTGAATCACTAGTACGCCCAGTAGCTATTGACGAAGATAACGGTGGTGAGTTCAACTTAATCGCTGACGATCAATACAGCATCCGTCAAAACAAGATCGGTTACTTCGGTTCTCTCGAAGAAGGTCGTGTTGTTCTTGACAAACGCGCATTGATTGGAGCAGCTATTACAACAGACTAATACATTTAGCTTCAAATTTCAAAGCCACTCTTCGGAGTGGCTTTTTTTTTTTGGAAAAAGTGTAAATATAACATATAATATATTATGAACGATTCCGAACAAACTAATAAACCAGAAGACTTATACTCAATAAAAGAAGAAGTTATTGAAAGTCTTGAAGATTTGGACGAGGCTAATGGGAAGATTTCTGAAGAGCCTCAAGAAGAAACCGAAGAGGTTGTAGAAGAGTCTACAGCTGAAGAAGAAGTAGATCTAGGTGATTTAGATTATGCCGATGGCAAAGAAAGAAGCGAAACAGATATCATTCAAGAAAAAGAAAAACTTTATGGTGTCGATTTAGTTAGCCCTTTCAAAACTGCAGATATCGGTGTTTTTAGAGAAAAACTAGAAATTATGCCAAGAGATGAAATGGGAGCTTTAGCAGAAAGAGTTGCTGCTCGTGTTTATTCTACAAGAGATGAACAAGTAGCAGAATTAATGAGAGCTTTCAAAGATTGGACTTCTCAAAACGGTTTTATTCAAACAGATGCTTCAAAAGTTGCAGAAAAAGGTGTTAGATCAGATGCTTTTGGTGATGCAAAAAGTGTAAATGAATTAGAAGAAAGATTGAAACAACAGTCTCTATCAGACTTACAGTCTGTTGCAGCTAGGCTGGGATTCAACCCTGGATTCGACAGAGATAGAATTATTACACTAATCACCAATGAATTTCTGACACAATCATGAGCAACGTAAGCGGTTTAGCAACAGATATTTTTGAAAACGAGTTGGACTCCACTGGAGTCACACTTGCTTCTGTGTCTGGATGGTTAGAAGAAAATGTAGGTATGTTAAATACTTATATTTATACTTCTTTATCTGGAACTACTGGACATATCTCTGGTATGAATCTAGAAGAGCGTGATATATACAAAGAGCTGTATTTATATCATTATTATACTAAACAAGCTCGAAATACCTTAAGAGGTATCTCAAATGATGAGAATGGCCACATTCTTAACGTCTCTGACGGCGATAACAGCGTTTCTTTTGTAAATAGGAACGAAGTGTCCAAAGTGTACAGAGGACTCGCTCAAGACTCATATGACAAGACTATGAGGCTTATACAAAGTTACAACAGTTACAGGGCTAATCCTGTACAAGTTGGTGGCATTGAAACTAATTTAACAGTTTCTGGTTATTATTAAGTATAATCATCGGGTATATCAAACCTACCCTTAAGTCTGTTAAAGTTATCAGCTATTTCTCCAGAAGATAATGTTTTACCGACATAAACTGCAGCTATAGCTACTTCTCCTTCAAAAGAATTTCTAAAATGTCCATTTGACTGGTGTTCACCACCTATCAAAAATGGTTGTGATGCAGTTTGGGCGCTTGCGCTACGATTATGTCCAGTTGTTCCTACAAGATGTTCGTTTACATAAAATTTGTGAATTCCGCTATAATCATTTTCGGTTTTATTGTAACTTCCCGTTGATTCTTCGTAAGTTACAGCTATTTGTTGGTATTTACCTGTGTCTAGAGGCATTGAAATAGCTGTCAATCTCTGATTATTTATAGTTGATATACTTGGTCTAACATCAAAATGTATATTTGTTCCACCACCACGAAATCTTCGACTAGCCCAACTTTCAAATCTTAATCCACTAAAACCTAATCCAAATTTATGTCTTTCTTCATTACTGAAAGATTGTCTCATAATTGTTTGACTGCCATCAAAATCTTTTGGTTTGATCCAAGCTAAATAAGTAAATGCACCTGTAGCTCTAGCGGTACTTGGGCTAGGACTACCTGTTTCATGCCTAATATGTAAAAGACTCTTATCATCTGTATTAAATACAAATCCAGTTTCATTTCTGAATACCATACCAGTAATAAAATTACTTGAAGTAGGGTTTTGTCTATAAAGGTAATTTAATCGTCCAGTATTATTAACAAAAGGTTTGTAAGCAAGATCCGTAATTGTCATAGAGCCATTTGTGTAACAATCTGTATTTTGTCTATCTATATC